ATCTTAGAAATAGGCATATAAACAAGCTTTGCTTAATGAGAGAGATATTTTCTTAAATAGATTAGATGAATCTGCAACTTCATCTTATAATATTCCAAGAGTTGCAAAAATAATATTACCTACGTTGACAAGATTTTGGCCAAAACTATTCTTAAATGATTTAGTTGGAATGGTAACATTAGATAGACCAACTGGTTACATTAGATTGTTTAAGGCAATATATAAAGATACAGAATTGCCTGGCATTGTACCAGATACAAATGCAAATCCTGTTAAAACTAAAGTTGTTCTTGAAGGATTAGATGATAATACAGATACTGTATATAGTGCAACTCTCGAAAATATACCAGTTGTTAAGAATACAGTAAAAGTAAAATTAGTTTCTAGTGAAGAAACAGTATTAGCCCAAGATGATGGCGAAGGTAAAATTATAAATACTAACGGATCTGGTATTAGTATATTTGGTACTATAGATTATAAGACAGGAGTATTAAAATTTGTATCTTCTGAACCTATTACAGGATTAGCAGCTGATAAATTAGTTGTAAGCTATTAGGTTGGTTGGGAAGGTGTTGAATCTAGCGAAATTCCTGAAGTTCATTTTGATTTAGAACAATTCCTAATTGAAACAGAAGATAAGAAATTAAGAGCTAGATGGACAATGCAAGCTGAAGATGATATCCGCAACTTAGATGGATTAGATATATCTACTGAATTACAAGATGCCAATGCAAGAATTATAGCACAGCAAATTAATATGGAAGTTCTCTATAATATTTTAGCTAAAATTCCTGATGCTCATAAATTACAATGGGCAAGAAATTAGGCACCAACTGGTTTCAGAGGAACTAGAACACAATGGTATGCTGATTTATATCTTCTAATCAAAGAATTACAAGCTAGAATATAGAATGAAACAAGATTGGCAGAAGCGAACGTCATTCTTGTTAACCCAAGAGTCGAAGGTATATTGAAAGCTGCGTTTGCATCATATGGATATAAAACCGTTGTAACATTAAATGACGATATATTACAAGGTGGATACAAGATTGAAAATCTTTCTAGCGTAGCTGAACTTATTGTATCTCCAGTTGTTCCTGATAATAAGATTATATTAGGATTTAAATCTGATGATATTAGAACTTCTCCTTATATTTATGCTCCATATGTACCTTTAAAGGCGGTATATTATTCTGATAGTAAAGGAGATCAAGGATTTGTATTCTTATCTAGATATGGTAAATTAAATGTAAGACCAACATGGTACGGACAAATTGAAATTACTGATATGGATGATTTTGGCGCATTTATTCAAGAAACACCTGTTATTGAAATGGCAGACTAATATTATATTTGATTAATTTTATGGCATAGTCGAGTAATTTGACTATGCCTTTTTTATTTGGTAATATATTTTTGTACAAAAAATATAGCGAGATATTTAAATTAACTGAGAATATAATATTTGGATGTGATATTTATATTAGAAGTTAAGATTATATCTAATAATATATAGAATGCCGATATACTATTAGGAAATAAAGATATAAGATCTAAGAAATTAAAAAATAAAATTTTAACTCAAATTAATAAATTATCTACAAATGATATAATGAAAATAGAAGAGAATTTGCCATAGATATATATTAAAGAATTTGATAATTCTAATACTTTTATTAAAGGCATGTATGATTGGCGATTTAATTTAATAATTATCAATCAACAATTTTATAATACCTGTATAAATAAGAAATTTTACTATCAAATATTTGAATGTGTATAGCATGAGTTTATTCATTATATAATACATATATTATATTTTCAAAACGATTTAGAATTATATGAAAATGAATATTATATTCAATTAAATGAGCAATTTGCTCAAAATTATCAAATCCCGGGTCAACTACCCACCGCCTATAGAGGCGGGGGCTTGTGAAGAACAAGCCATAGTTGATTAGACTCAGCCAGGGGGAATATTCCCTATCGGGCTACGTTATGCAGGAATATATAGGCACCATGGGATACTCCACAAGTTCCATGCTCTGCGGGTAGTGGTTAAACATCTCTGAGGGGTAGGAGAAGTGCTACTACCAAAAAACCCTGCATAACATTGTCGATGTGGACTAACAGGCTTTAGCCTGACTTAACCTTTAAGGAGGTTTAACATGGTTTATGTATTATCTATTGAAGGTAAACCTTTAATGCCTACGAAAAGACACGGTAAGGTTAGACGTTTATTAAAGCAAGGGCTTGCTAAAGTTGTTAGAGTTAAACCCTTTACTATTCAGCTACTATATGAAACTACTAATTATACTCAACCCGTTACACTTGGTATAGATAGCGGATATAACTACATTGGTTTTTCTGCTATAACTGAAAAAGAAGAATTAATCTCTGGTGAGGTTAAGCTAAGAAGTGATATATCCGAACTTATTAAGGAAAGACGGATGTATCGTAGAATTAGACGTAGCAAACTTAGATATAGAAAACCACGATTCACTAATAGAGTATCTTCTAAAAAGGAAGGATGGCTTGCACCTTCTATAAAACATAAGTTAGATACACATATTAGGTTTATAGAATATCTTAAAAAGATATTACCTATAACAGAAGTAATCGTAGAAGTTGCTAACTTTGATACACATAAGCTTAAAAATCCTGAAGTTGAAGGTATTGGCTATCAAAAAGGTGAACAGCAAGGTTTTTACAATCTTCGTGAATATATACTTTGCAGAGATAATTATACCTGTCAGTTGTGTGGCAGAACAAACATACCACTTGAAATTCATCATATAGGATATTGGAAGAATGATAGAACAGATAGACCAAGCAATTTAATTACACTATGCATTAAATGCCATACTCCTAAAAATCATAAAGAAAATGGTAAGCTATATGGTATGCAACCTATTCAAAAACCATTCAAAGAAGCTACATTTATGTCTACTGTAAGATGGGAATTAGTTAATACATTAGGCTGTAAGCATACTTATGGATATATAACCAAGTCTAAAAGAATTAGCTTAAACTTAGAAAAAACTCATTACAACGATGCATTTTGTATAGCAGGCGGAACCAATCAAATAAGAATACAGCCTATATATTTTGAACAAATTAGAAGAAATAATCGTTCACTTGAGAAGTTTTACGACGCAAAATATATAGATATAAGAGATGACTCAATTAAAACAGGACAGGAACTTTTCAATGGTAGAAGATGTCGTAACAAAAACTTGAATACAGAAAACCTTCGTAAGTTTAGAGGGCAGAAAATCTCTGCTGGTAGAAGAAGTATCCGCACACAAAGATATTTTTATCAACCAAAAGACATTGTCATCTATGAAGGTAGAAAATACACTGTTAAGGGTATCCAAAACAAAGGTGCTTATATTAAGTTAGCAGAGATTTGTAAGCCAGTTAAAACTGAATTGGTTAAGCCATACGTGTTTAGGAAGGGTTTATGTGTTCTATAGGTGCAATTCATCACCCACCTATAGAGGTGAGTGTCTTCTTGCATAGTTTTAAGATAAAAAAATAATATAGTGAGGTGAAAGTAATATGGCAAATATAGTTATATGGTTAATATTTTTTGGTGTTGTAATGTTTATAGGATGGTTGTTGACAAAAGATAAGCCTAGACAAATATTAGAGATAATAAAAGAAGTATAGGATATGGTAGTAAAAGAAACAGAACAATTATCAACATTTACTGAAATGACAAGTGAAGAGAAAAAACAATATTAGATGAATAGAGCCAAATAGATATTGAAAAAATTGGGTAAAGAAAATATTATTTCAGATGAAATGTTGTCAAGTTAGATTGAATAGGCAGTAGCTATGCTAAATCTTTTTTCCCCTAAACAAAATTGAAAATATATCATTAGATCTCGATGTTATAACACCCATATATGATTAGATAAAATCTCAAAATGGTATACCAATATTGCAATTATTACAAACTGAATTAAAAAAATTTGGCATTAATACAGTATTAATCGGAAATAAGTTAATATTTTGGTATGGAGATCTTGACACTACAAAACCATAGGATGTATGGTTAGATAACTGGATGAATACTTATTATTATCCGCAAATTGATGAAGAAAAATTAAAAACAGAAATACAGAAATAGTGGGAAACAGGATCATCTATTAATTTGAAATCTTTATTAAAATAAGATTATTAAACCTTATAATAAGGAGGGAAGTGACAATTTATTTTCTGAAAATATTTTGTCGCAAATTTAATGATATTATTATTACTGATATTAACAATGATTATTGATATTATAATATTATATAAAATACATATTATATTACATTCAAATACATTTGTTATTAGTATAATTAAAACTATTGGTGATAGTGTTATATATTCAGTATCCGTATGGATAAAAAATACGCAATCGAAAAACAATCCTATTTTTGAAGAAGAAATTTTTACATTTGTAAATGAAGTGATGGCACTATATCAAAAAGATTTATTACCGAATATAACCAAAGATGAATTAGAAATACTCAAAGCATATACAGATTATAAGATTAGAACTGAAATTTTGCCAAAAATAAACACAAAAGTACGATTATAATATATTAATTTTAA